TCGTCACCACATCGAAGGGCGGCAGCATGAACGTGTGCCTGCTCAAGGCAGTGGTGCGCTTCACGCACGCAGCCAGCGGCACGCACGTCGAGGTCCACGCGCTGGGCGAGGGCGCCGACTCTGGCGACAAGGCCGGCAACAAGGCGATGACATGTGCTTACAAGTACGCCTTGCGTCAGACCTTCTGCATCGAGACGGGCGATGACCCAGATCGTGACCAGGACAACGTGTACCAGCAGCGGGTGCAGCGACCAGGCGAGCACGCCAGTTGGGCCAAGGACGAGGCAGGCTTCATGGCTTGGCTTGATAAGCAGGGCTGGGCGTATGACTTGGTGGCCGCGTTTTGCGATAGCTTGGGCAAGCCGGCGCCGGCTGGTATGTCGAACGAGCAGCGCCGTGGCTTGTCCGTGTGGATGACCACGGGTGGTGCCGAGACGTGGCGCGGGTTTCTGGCGGGGGTGAAGTGATGGCCGTCAGCGACCGCGAGTTCAGTAAGCAAGTGCTCGCTCGCCTGCATGGCATGGCGCGTACCAAAATCTGCAAGAGCCGCAGGTGCCAAGTCTGCAAGGAGTTGCCACGTGAGAGGCCGACCACCCCTTCTGCCGAAAACAACGTGCTGCTTGCAATGCGAGAGGCCCGTATCCGCGAGGAACTTATGCGTGCGGCACTACCAAGCGTGGTATCGCTCACTCATCCTACCGTGCCAGTTGCCAGCGCATCGGTGGAGCCTCCGAAGCAAGCGGTGTACGTACTGCCGGTTGCACAAGGATGCCGCTGGGGTGCGGTCGGAAACCTGATTAACCATGCGTTTGAGTCTGGCAATAGTCTATGCGGCAAGTGGCCGTGGAGCATGGCCAGGTTTGACTACGCAGCACCGCATTATTGCCGCGCCTGTCGGGCGCAGATGGGAGTCTAGGATGAGTCGTTCGGTACAGAAGCGTGCGTGGCTGGAGTCTGACCGTAAGCTGCGGGCCGCATGGGAAGGGGCTGTCTTTGCCGGCAAGCCCGACTCACTGTGGCAGGCCGTGTGCAAGAAGGTGTCGGGTGGCTGGGAGTTCAGCGCACCCGAGCCGGTGGTCGCAGAGAAACCCAAGCGAGTGCGCAAGAAGAAGGAGGCAGCATGATTGACATCCGGACATGGCGTCACGGCAAGCATTGGATTGCCGAGGTCTACAGCGGTGGCGTGTTCGTCGCTCGGCATAAGGCCGACACTCAGGAGGAGGCCAAGGAGCTTGCGCATCAGATGGTGCGTCAAGTGCGAGAGATGGTGCGCATCATCGAAAGCCTACCGGACTAGCCATGACTTGCCTCTGGTGCAATCAACACCACCCAGGTCAAGCGTGCAAGCAGAACCTCATTGTCTGCTGCAAGTGCTACACACTCGTACCCAAGCAACAGCTCACTCGCAGGGACGGTGTGCGGTGGAACATCTGCAAGGAGTGTGAACATGACGTGGCTGATAGCATTATCATTCCTTATCCCAAAACAGATAATTGAGGCAGTCGAACAGGTGGAAAGCCACGGTGTGTGGACCGCCAAGTCCAAGGCCGGGTGCATCGGTGTGATGCAGGTATGCCCACGGTACTCACCGGTCAAGCCAAGCTGGTTGCTGTGGCTGCCACCGGTTAATCGAGCAGCAGGGGCACACGCTTTGCGATACTGGCACAAGCGTGCGCGTGGTAACTGGGCGCGAGCGCTCGCTGGTTACCGCTGTGGCAATGCTGGCCTGCGTGGCGAGTGCGGTAAAGCTTATGCTCGCCAGGTTCTCAGCGTGGCCGGTGGTCTTTAATCACAGCAGTGTCAGCCTTGACCTTAACCGCCTGAGTCGCCGCGTCGTCCAGTGTCTGGATAGCTGCTGCTGCTACTGCGTCGATCACAGCGTCGGGCACTAGCGGCAGCGCGTCTTTCAGCACCGTCTCGATGCTGGACCTCAGCGCCGCGTTGACCACCGGTCGCTTCGGGCTGGCAATCCAATCGGCACGCAACTGGTCGAGCATCACTTCACCTCGTCGGCTTCGACCTCGACCAGCTTCTTGCCGTCACACCCGACGACCACCTTGCCCGCCGGCTTGGGCTTATTGCCCAGCGGGTAGATGTCCACGCTCGCCACCTTGCACTGAGCAGCGGGCCAGCAGCCAACAAGCAACAGACCAATCAGACACAGGCGCATGGTTACCCCGCACGCTGAAAGTGCATGTCGTCCTTCATCTTCCACGACCCGCCCCATGTCCAGCCAGCATCGGTGAAGACCTTAACGAACGACAGATTCTGCCGCATCTTGCTTTGCCCACCCTTGCCATCGGTGCCGCCCATTGTGTTCTCGCTGGGCGAGAAGTCGATGGCGATACCCCAGCTATGCAGGCTCAAGCTCTTCTTAGGATCCCACAGCGTGTGCCTGGGCACAAAGGTCTGCACGCTGGCTGGTGTGTAGCTGGACGCTTTGCACGCCTTGGCGAACAGGGATACGAACTCCGACGCAACCATTTTATGTAGTCGAACAGATTGGCCTGTGTGTAGTTTGGTCGATACAATATTGAGTCCCACCCATCTGGGATTAATTGCAATGCGACCACCCACACCTTCGGTATACGGAAACTTGCCGTAGACCTTTTCGATCGCAGCTTGGCCCACCGGGATGGGTCGACCCGCCAACGCAGCCTGAGTGCGCACGCCAGCCTTGCCGTCAGGCGTCAAACCGTTGGCTTTCTGAAACGCCAAGATGCCACCAGCAGCAAGCGCCACCGCAAGCATCTCAGGAGTCAACCGGCCGGCTGCAATCTCGTGAGCGTTGAACTCGTCTGGCGTCATGGCTAGTCCAGCGTCAGTAGGTACTTGACCGTGTTGACCGTGCCCAGCATCTCGTCTCGGATGTTCAGCAAGTCGCTATCGACCTTCGCGTCGTACATCTGATTGAACGACAAGAAGAAGTCGGTCAACTCATCCATGAACTCGCTGACCGAAAGGTCATCCATGTTGGCCAGTTCGATCGGCCCGCCCACGCAGACTCGACCGTACTTGCCCATGTGGCACTCGATGAACTGGTCCATGCCTGAAGACAGCTTGTCGTACAACATGCCGTAGGCGTTATGACGCGCAAACTTCTTGGTTTGCCAGTGTAGGATACGCGCCTGAGCCTGGTACTTCAGAAAGCACGTGACCAGATGACCGCTCTTCTCGTCGTGCATGTTATGCCTCGCTGTGCGCAACAGACCGGAAGTATCCGGCTGCCATAGTGAACAGCAAAACAAGGCCATCGGTCAAGTCTTGCTGATACGGCCCAAGGTCAAGACCATGGCGAGCCGCAACGCCGACAGCCACGCTGACCAATACGCCAGCGAGCGCGATGTAAGTACGCTTGCCCTTCACGGCGTCACCGCGCTGGGGGCGTCGGCAGCAGTGACAGCTTCAGCCGCATCGACCACCTGCACTACGTCGTCAACAATAACGATCGCCGTCGTCGAAACCGGCGCGGGCTTGGAGCAGGCAACAAGGGTAAGAGCAAGTAGAACGTAACGCATGATTAACTCCTAATGGCCACGATGCGGTATGTGCCCGCTGGTGGTGTGTAGCTTCCGGCAGCCGGAGGCATGAAGGTGACGGCAAGCGTATTGGCTGCCGACACGCGGGCGTTGAATACTGCCGCCCCTGGCGCATTCACGGTCACCGTGTCGGTGGTCGCAAGGCCGCTCACGGTGAAGGTCTGCTCGGCGGGGGCACCCGCACTGACTGCGGCAGGCGTCAGCGTCGGGGTATAGACGTTCTGTTGCGTGATGGCCGTTCCCGACGTGCCAATCTTGAGCGAAACGGGAACGGTGACCGCACGGCTATTTGCCACCGCAATCGCATCGTTGCCGGAAATCTTGAAGACTATGGTGCCGCCCGCCGCAAGCTGATTAATGCGAAATTCGCCTGTGCTGTTCCAATAACCAGTAAACGTTTTGACGACCCCAGTTTGATCCCAGTATTCGATACCAGAGAAGCCCGATGCATTGGTGTTCTGCACGTTTACGCAGGCGCCAAGGGTATTGCCAATCAAGCGAACCGTATCGGTGAGAGCAATCACCCGATCTGTATAGTTGATCTTGAACTTGATAGATGGTGCAGCCGAGAAGTTGTTGAACCGAAATTCGCCCGTACTGATTTGGTAACCAGTGAACACTCTGACCGCGCCGGTGTTGTCGAAGTACTCGACACCGGAAAAACCGGTTGCGTTGTTATTCTGAACCCCAAGTGGGGCGCCGCCAGTTGAACCCAAAACTTTGATAGCATCGTTGGTTACACCACCCGACGAATACTCATCGAGACCCTTGGTGCCCGCACCAATGGTCAATGGATAAGTTGTCGAAGCGGCCTTGATGCTCAGATTACCACTCATCGTATCACCAGCACGCTGCACGGCAGTGCTTGCCAGCGTGCCCTGCGCGGCAGTGGCAAACGCTGTGCTGTTCTGCGTCGCCGCTGTTCCCAGACCCAAGTTATTGCGGGCCGTGGCTACGTTCTGCACGTCGCTGAGGTTGTTTGCGGCGAGCAGAGCGCCAACAAGGTTGGCTTGCAGGATGCTCCAGCTTGAGCCGACTGCCGCTTGCGTGCCACCTGCATTGTCGGCGAGCGCAAGGATCGCGTCGCCGGCCTGCACCGAGATGCCCGAGGCGCCGCCAATGAGGCCAGCCACCGATACAACCCACACGTCACCCTTGTTGGCTGCCGGATAGTTTGGGTTGGTGCTGCAATCGATCGTGCCTTGGAGGTCAAGTAAGCCGACCACAGACGTGTCAACGTAGCCCTTGGTCGCAGCATCGGTCGATACAAGAGGAGCGCCCAGCATATTGATTTGCTGGTTGCTCATGTTGATGGCGCCGGTCATCGTGCCGCCGGCCTTGGGCAGCGCCGCGTTGGCTGTGGCCTGCGCAATCAACGCAGCCTGCAATGCCGCAGCCGCGCTACCAGAAGCAGCGATGTCGTAGGTCGTGCCGTTAAAGGTCAAACTACCTGGCGTCAGCGTGACGAGGTTATCTGCGTCATACGCCACACCCTGTCTGTTGCTCACGATGAAACCTTGGCTAATGCCCGCCGTACATCTTCTTCGCGAGCGTCTTCCAGTTTCTCAACACGGTCGTGCAGCGACTTGTGCAGCGTCTCAGCCTTGGCCAGACGCTCGCCTAGTTCAGCAAACTGAGTCTTCAGCCAAGCCACTGCGGTAACAACCGTGACGATTGTCGATACGCCAGCAGAGACCAAAGCGATGACCACGTTCATGCCGACATCCCCGCTCATTACTGCTGACCCTGCAACCAAACTTGAGGATTGGCGCCAGCACCCAAGTTCTTTACTTCAAGATACAGACCATCGGCGCAAGCGGACTTGTTGTTGTCCAGAATCGGAATGCGAACCACGCCATCAGCGTGGTCGACGCGGAAGAAGCCTTTACTAACACCCATAGATCCACCAAGCGTGGTATCCAGCACCCAAAGCTGGGCCGACTCGTACCACCACCAGATGCCGATGTCGAAGTTGGTCAAGGTGGTGAACGTAATCAAGTCGATGTTCTGCCACTGGCCACGAGGAACCATCGGTTCTGTTCGGTTAGGCAGCGAACTAACCGGCGGGTTGTTAGCTGCCGTTACATCAAGCACCTTGCGCTCAGCTTCAGTGGCTCCGTTCTTCAGGGTGCGCGATGCGTGAAACATGATTCCTCCGTTCGTGCCGCAAGCCTACTTGAAGAGTTTTGTCAAGTCTAGTCTTTAGTCGGCTGTTGCTTAGGGCGCACGAGCATTTTCTGCTGCTCCTTGATTGCACGCTCCATCTTGTCTTTAAATCGATCCATACCACCCTTGATTAGCTTGTAAGCGGCCACAAGGTTTTGGTGCTCAATCTTCTCTTGCTCAGTTGCATCGGCGCCAAGCGGCTCACGAGTGCGTTTCTTTAGCTCATTGAGCACCGAGTTGTTCAACTCAGTATCAAACCGGTTCAAGTAAGACTTCAACCTGGGGTAGCCACGCGGGTCGTCGGGCGACTCGCCACCGGTGCCGTAGAACACTTGGTTCCAGCCAATGCCAAACAACTGTGCAATCGCCCACTCCATCATAGTAGAGGAGTCTTCGTATTCACCGCTCTTGCTAATCGTCGAGCCGTAGCTGGTGTACTTCTCCATAGAGTCGGCACCAGCCTTGCCGGCTAGTGCTGCCGCAACGTCGGCCATCGAGAAGGGCGTGGCGCCGAACACCATCGAGCCAAACTGACGAAGCAAAGCAGACGAAGTCTTCTTGCCTTCGGACATTTCCTTTGCCCACTGCAAGAGCGGGCTGCCGGTCAGTCCGATAAGTCGAAGCAGGTCTTCTCTGTTAGAAATCTCGCCGGCTGCCCACTTGGTCATGTCTCGTTTGACAAGAGCGCGATACTTGTAAGCCTCCGGGTCTTCCTTGGCCAATCGCCGCATCTCTTCTGCGTACTCACCAATCTCTGGCTTGTTGCGTTTCAGAAGCTCTACTTGTTCAGGTGTAAACCGCTCCCAGTCCACGTCAGCGCTTTGAATCTTGGCCAAGTAGTCCGGGTTGGTAAACGGAGATGAAGGCGAAAAACGCATCCAGTCTACAGCACCGGCCAATGCGTTCATTGCGCTGGTCGTAGGTGCGCTAAACAACAACGGTGCCGTATTGCGCATCCGCAAATACGCTGGGTTGACACCAGGCGCAACAACAACCGAAGTCAAAGCTTGATTGTAACCAAGCGAGCGGCGCACATCTTCCATCGCCTGTTGATTCGCAAACGCAGCTTGCGACCCGGAAATCATCGCGGCCCGCTTGAGCCACCAAGAAGAGAACTGCTTTGCTTGCTCAGTCAGCACACGTGGTGAGTTGGTCTCCATGGCTACCGGCCCTTCCATCATCCGGGATACCAATCCCTTTTTGATGAACGGGATATCCAATGCGCCTGCGGCCCAAGTAAAGATACCAGAGATTGGCTGCATCGCAGTAGATTGCAATGCCTTGAACCACAAGCCCATTCGCTCCGGGTTCAAGAACTTGCTTTCTTGCGCAACATCGGCCGCCTTTGCCAGCACATCCGACAGCTCCTTAGAACCAGCACCAAGCTTCTTTGCCGGCTGACGACCCATTGGGTCCGTGGCCTCAAAGCTTCCATCCTCCAGCTTGGTCAACTTGATATTCTCGTATGGAGTAATAGGGAACTGAGCAACGGTTCCTGGTTCCATCTTCTCAAGCTTGTCGTAGAAGTCGTTATAGACATGAACCATTTCTTCCAATCGGAAGGGCGCATCGCCAGCCTTGGTATACATGTCAACCATAAAGTCGCGAAACTTTCCATATGATTCAGGCAGATACATCCAGTTGAAGTCGCCGGATTCAATAGCTGCTTCAAGCTTGGCGAGCGTGCCAAACCTTTCCTTAAGTCCAGCCCAAGCCGGGTTTTCGCCATAGAGCTTTTTGAACTCGGTGCGAAACAATGCGTTGCGCCTGGCGATCGAGTCGTACATTTGCATGTCGTAATCGGAAAGACCCTCATGCTTTCCGCTGATGAACTTGTTGAACTTGTACGACTCTGAGAACAAACTGGGCATAAAGTTGACGCCGCCTCGGGTGAGAACTTGAAGCAGCGAGTTGGACAGGTTGTTGTTCACCAGTGCCCGCAAGTTCATCGGCACAACGCCCTTCTTGGTGAAGCGTGCCACGCCTTGGATTGCGTTGGCGATATCGCCCAGGTCGGTCGCGTCAACAAGCGATGCAAAGTGCGCACGCATTGCGCGAGAAACAACCGGGTCAATGTGCATGTTGTCCATGTTTGGCGGCGCCGCATCGGTGCCTTCGAACACTCGGCTGTAAACAGTGCCGATTACGTTCTTCAAAGCTTGGTCAACAGGCTTCTGCTTTCGGATGTCCTCGGCCGCAGAGTATAGCTTAGCGCGTTGCTCCGGCGTCCAACGGTCCATCTCGGCAACACGCGACAGCTGGTCAGCAACAATCGAGCCGCTGTATGGCATCAGCATCGGCGGCGGTTCGTTGTTGTTGATCATGTCTTCGGCTACTTGAATAGCGTAAGTAGAAGCATCCACCGGCTCCTTTCCGGTCAGGCTATTTTTCTTCCAAGAACCATCTGGATTGAGACGAAAACGATTGTATTCGTCGTTCATGCTGTGAAGCATACCGTAGGTCTGAGCCGCTGCCGCTTGTTTGCTGGCAATATAATCAAGCGCTCCGGCTCGCGCTGCATTGGTCACCTTAGGGTCTGCCTTGTCCATTGCATCGACAAAATCCTTGCGAGTCAGGATTGGCTCGCCCTCGTAGACCAAGTCCGGGAATCGGTTCTTGCTATGGAACGAAAGACGTTTCTCGTCCACCAGCAGCTTGCGTACTTCAACAAGGGCGCGGCCAATGAACTTGCTATCCATGCCGGCTTTTTTCAGACGGTCCCCTACTTGATTAAGGATTGAACGACGAAGCTCGGTTGAATGCAAGAACGGTTGCATGGTGTCTTCTTGCAACGCCTCCAGCAATCGAGACATGACCGTCTCTTCGGTCAACATCTTGCGTTGAAGGCGCTCGGACACATTCAGAAAAGCGTTAGGCTCCGCGCCAAGCTCCGGGTTTGTAACCGGTAGATCGTAGCCAAGCCGAATAATCTCCTGCGCATACTCGCGCAACATGTTGTTAAAACGTTCGTTGTTGGTCGTGAATGCTTTCGGCGTCTCTTGAGTGGTGCGCATCTCGCGCATCTCACGGAGAGCCTTTTCCATTTGCTTCTGGATACCGGTGGCTTGTTCGCCAGGCTTCACTGCCTCAGTAAACTGTTCGCCAAGAGCTTGAGCGCGAGGCGTCACAACTCCGGTGGGGCTAATGGTGGAGACCTCTTCGGTGGCAACAGGCCGGCGACGCACACCAAACTGTGGCTCAACCATGCCAACCAAAGCTTTCTGAGCTTCAATCTCTTTTGCCAGCCAGTTGCCCGCCTCAGCGGCACCACGCTCAACTCCTTCCTTTATCAAGAACTCCCGCATGTATGCGGCGACATCGGCATTGAGGTCGGTCAGATGCTCCGCAAACCTACGCGCAACCTGGTATAGGCTGCTGCCTTCCGGCATCTGCGTCATGGCAATGGCTTCGGGAGAGGCGGGTACTTCCAGGTTGGCACCGGCCTCACGCGCCTTCTGCTTGTACGCACTGGCTTCGTCAATAAGGTCGTCAATGATCTTAACTCGGTGTGCGCCAGTGCTCAAAAGCGCATCAGTAAACCCGCCAATATCCTCCACGTCCATTTCTGAAGTAATCTCAGCAATCTTGTTTGGCAGCTCGGTATCTCGCACAAGCTCATACGCTCGCTTAGTTTGCTCGACCTTGTTGGTCGCATCTTCCGCCAAGAGCCTGGCCTGTTGATTCTCTAGTCGCGCCTTCTCCAAGTCGGCTTGGGTCACCGTGGTGCGTGGGCTTTGCGATCGCCGCTCCATGTCAACCAGGTTCTCGTTGGAATTAAGCACGCGCTGCTGAGCATCGATTGCTGCGCGAAGCGCAAGGTCTGCGGCGTTGCGGTAATCCGACACGCGGACAACACCTTTTTGCGCATCCTCCAGCGTCTGAATGTCTCGGGTTGCTTGCCGACCCTTACGCAGGTTTTCCTCAGTAGGATTGCTTCTGGCTTCTTCTTGAGCAAACCTGGCCCGATCAAGAGCTTGGTCCAACCTCAACTTGTCCTTGGGCAAAACGTCTTCAGGGACATACATGCGGCCCAGAATTTCTTCGCGAGCCTCGGTCTTGGCGACGTTCTCCTCCAAGGTTTTGGCTGTACGCTTGGCGCCCTCAATGATTGATGGTAGACGCGCTGCTGCACGCCTTGCTTCTTCGGTCAACGCAGCGGGAGCGCCCTCAGCGGACACTTGCTTGGCCGCCTCTGCCATCTCGACGCCAGCCGCCAAGCCCTTGCCAGCCTGAGTACGCTTGAGGTCTTCCATGTACCGCTGTGTTTGCTTGACCTGTTGCGCAAACTCCTCTTGCGACATCTCGCCTTCCTTGCGTGCTTCTCTCGCAAGGTCTTCAAGGCGCTCCGACTCACGCATTGCACGAGCAATAGCTGCCTTGGCTTTGTTGGACTGCTGGATAAACGCATCAATCTGTTCTTTAGGCTGAGCCTTCTTGAACAGTTCCATCGCAGCTTTACGCGCCTCTTGGCTAGCCTTGATGTACTCGCGGCTCTTCTCCGAGAGAGGACGCTGGCCGGTTGCTTGCTCACGAGCAAGTAACTCGTTTAGCGAGGTAAGCTGCTCTTGAGATGATTCGATGGCCATTTGCAAGGCTTGCTTGCTGGCTTTGTTCTTGGCCGAATCACGCTTCTTCGCCAGGTCATCAATCGTGCTCTGCCAATCGTCAACAAGCTGGCGTTGCTCGGGGATGGTCCCGACTTCTTGCAACGACGGCGGCACCGCTTCAGCGGCCGCCACAGCGGCGGCTTCCTCGCCAGCGTAACCCTTGAGCTTGGGCAGGGCGCCGCCCTCTTCTGCGATCTTAGTGCCAATCTTGACGGCTTTCTCTGCCTCAATCTTGGCACGACCTTCGTAGCGGCTTCTAACGCGCTCTGCTTTCAGCTCAAGCTCAACCTTGCGTTGCGCGTACCTCAACTCGTTGAGTCGTTTACGAAGCTCGGTTCGATCTACTTTCTCGCCGGCTTCGACAATCTGTCGTTGAACAGAGTCGGCCTTTCTAGTCAGCGTGTTTAGCGCAACCTCAAGGTCTCGCGCTTTCTGCGAGGTCTCCTTGGACATCTCGCCGATGTCAGCCAGCTTCTCTGCCTTGGTGCGTGCGGCTTCAGCTTGCCGGGTAGCAGCGGCGACATCGCGTGCCTTGGCCTCAGGACGAATCCAAACGTCGACCGGCTTCACCGACTTCTCAGCAATCTGCACGTTGCCAGCAGCCAGTTCCCGGCGCATCTGTTCACGCAACATATCAACGGCACCCTTCTTGCCGTTGAACAAGTTGTCCATGATTTGGTTCCAAGCGGTCTTGCCAGTAAGGACGCTATCCGCAATGTACTGCTTCAGCGTTTCCTTGGCTTCGCCAACCCAATCCGGGATTACTTTGTCGAGAACAAGCAGGGTGTATTTCTTGACCACTCCACCAAACTTGTTGATTGCAGCATCAACCTTGGGTGCCTTGGCCTTGACCCACTTCTTACTTGCTCGGAACCCGTCAAGAATCATCAGCACTTGTGCTGGGTTCTTAATCAAGGAGTTGCCGAAATTTGGTTTTGTAAGTCCGTGCAGCACAGCGGCGATCTGGCCTGGCATACTTCCAAACCCTGCACCAACCTTGGCACCAATCGCTCGCTGCTGGATTTCGTCAAGGTCTTCTTCTGCGTCCTTGATGGCCTGCTCATCGCCGCCACGCTTGGCTTCCTTCAAACGCTGACGTGCAGCCTGAACCTCAGGGGTCTCTGGCGCCACACCAGGTCCAACCGTTTCAACAACGGCCTGCGTCATCGAGACCAAGATGTCGGTCAACTCGTTTGCGAAGTTGAGCGGAACTTGAATGGGCAACATCCAGCCGCTGCTGGGTCGGCCCTTTTCCTGTTTCTCTTGTTCTTCATAAGCAGGCGCCTGTTGTTTCTTAAGTTCCTGCCACCAGCTTTCGTCTTTGAGGCCTTCGTCGCTAACCGGGACGCCACGAGCTTCTCGTTGTGCTCGGATGCGAGTCCACCTGCGCTTGGCTTCCTTGAGAAGTTCAGGATATTTATAGATTTGATCCCACAAAGCCGCTTGTTGGGGATCTTTGGGGCGAGGCTCAAACGGGTCGATATTCTCAATCTTAGGCTTTTGTTTGCCTGTTACAATCAAACCATTTTCTTGCAAGTCAATCAGCGTGGCTAGCAAACCCTTTTCTTCAAGTCCTCGCGCTGCCGATTCGCCACCAATCTTGCGAACAAGCTCTTCAACTCCTGTCTCGACACGCCTGGCAACTCCGGGGATGGTAGGCCATTTGATCTCACCAAGCGCAGCCATCTCCCCAAGCTCCGCCTCAAGCTTGGCCTTGTCGTAAACCGGGCTTGGACCAAGAACCTTCTCGCTGATGCGTGATCCAAAAAGCTCGCGCACAGTCTCGGTAGCCGGGCCTTCCACCGGCTTAATGCGTTCCTCTTTTTCTTTAAGCTCCAGCTGGAATGGAATCTCTTCTGGAACTCCTTCCAAGCTTCTCAACCCAATGCTTGTAGTCTTTGGTCCACGCGGCGCTTGAAGCACCGGTCCTTCTTCAGGCTCAAGCTCTTTGATTGGCTTGGCCAAGTCGGTCGCGCCTCGCTCCTTCAAGAACTGGCCAAGCGTTCCGCTTTTGATTTGCTCCTCGGGTGAGGCCTCGACAGCCGGCTTCATGAACGGCCACTCAGTAGGCTCTGCTTCGGGGATGCGAGTCGTTGGTGCCGGCTTCACCGGCTTGGGAGCGGCAGGCGCCTTAGGCTCAATCAACTTCTCGATGCCGGCACCAATAGCCGCACCCGCAGTGGGCATCCCAAACGCAGCACCCAAGGCGCCGCCGATGCCCGCACCCTTGGTGGGGATGCTGGTGGCAAGCTCTTTGCCAAGTTGGCGGGCGAATGCGGGCCATTCAGTTGCAGATTCTAAATCTTCTGCATCCAGAACATCTGGGCCTTCGCCTTCAAGCTCTTCCGCACTAAGAACGTCAGGACTGGCCATGATGAGATTCCTTTAGCGCTTGATCTTATAACCCTTGCCATTACTACCGATTGCGTACTCAATACCGTTTACTACTTTGATTTCACCGGTAAGGGTTACGCCTGGCGGAAGCGATGTGGTGGTCTTGATGTTTGATGATGGAGCCGCAGGCTTAGTAGTAGGCGTGACGCCGCCACCACGCAAAAACTCGTTGGCTCGCTCAAGAAAACTCTTTTCTGGCGCGGCCGGCTTGTTGGTAGTCGGCGGGACAAGCGGTCTTTCAGTTACTGGCTCAAGCTTAACGCCTCGTTTATCAGCCCATTGTTGAATCAAGCTTTCGGCGCGAACTTTGTTTTGTCGCGCTTGCTCCATTGCTTGAGTTCGCTGTGTCGTTAAAGCATCGATGTTGGCTTGCGCTTGATCAGCTTGCTTCTTTGATGCTTCAGCTTTGGCTTGCTTGTTTCTTGCTTCCGTTATGGCGTTGTTGATCTTGAGTTGAATTTCGCTTCTTTTTTCGTCATCAATCATCAAGTCGGTAGTCTTGAGGTACTTTTTCAAGTTTTCAACTTGCTCAGCAGAAGTGGCCGCATCGCGCATGTCGTTTTCGGCCTGCACCTTGATAGAGCCTTCATTCCTGAGCGCATCTTTATACAAGCCCTCAATATCATCGATATTCTTTTCGTCTTGAGACACCAAGGTTGTGTACGCTTTCAGCAACTCATCTTTGGCACCACGACCTACACCGCCACTACGCACCCTGCGGGCAGCGGCTTCGAAGTTTCTGGAGCGAGATTGCATAAGTTTGATTTCTTCAGGCAACTTCTCGTTAATGGCCTTGGTTTGTGCAATTAGCTTCTCTTCATTGGCATGGATTTGCCTCATTCGCTCAAGACCTTCTCCTGCCTTGATAGGTGTCATGGTTCGAACTTCTTCTTCTTGCGCAGTCCGAAGACCAGCAGTAGCCATCTTCAGCACCGCATCAGCCTTATTTCGCGCTTGCTTTTCAGTCTCTCCATTTGCTTTCGCCTCAGCGTATGCCGTCTGCGCCTTCTTGAGCGCGATGTCATACTGGCTAAGCGGGCGCCCCATCTCCGGGAACAAGCCCTTCTCTTCGCGGGTGCCGATCGCTTCTTCGCGGGCACGCTCAAACGGCGTCTTGAGGATGTCTTGGAAGCTGCCACGCCACGGCATACGCACGCGCTTGGCAAGCTCCAGCGCCCTCTGCTGCTCCTCCGGGGTGTCGGCGCCACGAGCAATCGGCGCCCAATCCTCAAACTCGATCTTCTCCTCGCGGTGCCTCTGCTCCAGTTCGACCTGGCGCAACCGGCGAGCATATTCGGTGTCTCCCGGATTCTGCTCGACCAGTCGCTTCAGCTTGCGGCCGGCATCGGCCAACTCGTCGTCAGTCGCGGTAGCCAGCGTCTTGGGCGCGGCGGGAGCAGCAGGTGCCGCTGCGGCCTTGGCGGTCTCGGCAGTCGCGGTGGTGCCGGCTTCGGCGGTGGTGCCAGCAAAGCCGGATTCCGCTCCTGGACGAGGCGTTGTGAGTGACTTGGCTGACGTGACTTCTGGCAGTTTGCCTTCCGGCACGGGGTGCGGCAGATACGCTCCTCTCTCGTCAAATCCATAACGCTTCAACTCTTCAGGGGAGAACGGTTGAGCGGTTGGTTTCAAGCGCTCAGCAGCGATGCTTGCGGCGGGTGTAGGGGCCTGTTTATCTTGATCGGGCAGCTTTGATGTGCGCATCATGCGCCCGGCTGCGCCTTGATACTTTGTTTCTGTCGGCTCTTCATCTTGGCCGGACATAATCGATTCCATGTCACGAAAGTATTGTTCACGTGCGGCCGGTTCTTCATCGGCTCGTCGCGCCTCCCTTTCTTTGACTGCCCATTCCGCAGCATCCGCCTCTTGTTTTGATGTGCGATATTCATCAAATAGCGGTCGTTCTTGACCAAACATGCTGGCGAGGTTTGCCTTTTCTGCTTCTGAGCCTCCAGTAAAGTACTCAGGCTTTTGAGCCTCCAAAGCTACAGCATTCTTTTCCAACCGCTCCCGCGCAATCTTCTGCATCGGCGTCTCGCCGCCTTCCAGCAACTCCTCGCCGGCCTTCGCGCCCTTGTACTCTTCTTCGCGCCCAGCCTTCAGCTTTTGCTGAATCGGCGTAATCAAGTACTGGTCAAGCAGGCTAGCGCCAGCGCCCACAAGCGGCAGAGCCTGGCCGGCAAGCTGCATCTTGGTGCCCATGCGGCGAAGGCTGGTGTCCTTTGGATGCTCGCGAGGCGGCACGTATTCTTTCACGTGCGTGGGAGCAAACGCCTCGGTATCTACATCAATGATGCGCGGCATGGTTAAGCCTCAAAATCGCCCTCGTCGGCGAGGACATCTGCTTGGATTTTCTTGACCAAGTCGCGAACTTGCGGATTGGGGTGGTTCTTGTATTTCTCACCAAGAGCTTCAGCAAACCGCTCGCGATCTTTGTCACCCCAATACCACGGCGCATTTTCCACGGCAGTATCGAATTCGTCTTGGATGGTCTTTTGAACCGCGGACAGTTCATCAATCTGAGCCTTGGCCCGCTCGCCTTCCTGCTGCTTGAGCTTCTGCTGAGTCGTAGCGTACTCGCCGGCAGCCTGGGCCGCTTCCTTCTGAGCTTGGGCAGCAAGACGCTGTTGAGCAATCTTCTGCATACCGAAGTTGCCCATCAACTGGCCTTCTGCGATGCCGCGGGAAAGCTGCGATTGGCGCATTCCAGCGAGCGACCCACCGCCGCCACGGGCTTGTTGGGCAGCAAACGCTTGGCCAGATCGCGCACGCAGTTGGCCCATTGCGCCGCGCTGTTGTTCTTCAAGTGCGGCTGCGCCACCCTTGGCGTACTTGGCGCCAAGCTGAGCGGCGGCAAGCTGACCAGCGGCACTGCCAAGAACACCGGCTTGCGACTCTTGGAACTGCTTTAGGTACGGGTCTTCTGCCGGCATAGATGGCGCCGCAGCAACCGTTTCTGGTTCAGTAGGCTTCTTAACCTTCTGCGTACCATAAGGAGCGTTCGGGTAATCTTCGCTTGGCTGCGACCAAGATTCGGTATCCCCGAAAGAATCGCTTTCTTCAGGATCTTTATACTTCGGCATAGCCATCCTCCACGTGCGCAGTGTAGCGAGGTGCGTTTCGCTTGACCAGAGGTTCTTAGGTAGTTACGGTTTGACGACCGCAGAGAATTACCCACTCGCCACCTTGACCGATGATCGTGTCAGTATCTTCAAGCAAGTCGTAATTCTGCAAGTCTTTCTGCCAACGAACCTCAAGCACATTCTCTCGGCCATTGGTCAGCGGTGGATCAAACCGGTTGCCACCAAATGCGGTAGGCAACGTGCCGCAATCCGCACGCGCCTCAGTCATCGTGTTAGACTTGCCCATGTAGAACGGCGGGCCGCTGCTAAACCATGTGCGCGCAGTCCATGCGTTGTTGTTGTTCACCAGCGGAATCTGAAGCAGTCGCCAAGCAACACCACCCTCGACTCCGGTGTACTCATCGAGCAACCAATTCTCGTAGGTAAAGGCGTCTGGCGCAGAAGCCCCATTCCACTTGAGATACGCTACCTGCTGATGCTTGTAATCGTCGCCATGCCAGCCTGAGTTTAGGATGATGCCAATCTCTTGTTCGTAGTCTTCCTGAGTGGGCCAAGTCCCAGGTTGCAAGCGATCTGGATACACAGTGGTCGGCGGGCTGTAGCCATTCCACACCGCGAACGCATGATGCAACACAAAGCCTTCGGGCACCGGGAACACAAACACGTCCTCGGTAATCCGGCTCTCTTCCAAGTCGCCAACGTAAGGCAAACCAGCAGAAGCCACGTCCTGCTTACGCACAGACTCGCGATACTGACCGCTCCACATTGGAATCATAATCATCGAATAGTGCGAATCGTTAGCCATCAACTCTTGCACCGGTCGATTGCTCGCTTCCAGTGGGCTGGCAAGCGGGCCATAACCAGTGCCGTAGCCGCTACCCGCACGCTCACGCAGCGCAAGGTCAAAGCCGTGCATAGCATCCTGCACGTCATCGCCAGTAATCAACGCATCAGTAACAACCGGTGTCAGCGGGATGTTGGTGCCTACTTTCCAGCCATCATGCACAATCGGCAGGTTCTGAATCGGCTTGGAACCTGGCTCAGCCGGGTACAAGCCAAAGTCGCCCAGCTTATCTCGCACTGTCAGCGGAGACTCAAACGTAGCGCACAAGTGCAACGAGACGAACTCAAGCGGATATACCGTCGTCCCACCCTCACCAACAGCCACGTGCTGCGGAAATACCGTGCCAGTACCCGTACCACTAGGACTAAGAAACACGCACGTCAGCGTGTTAACATCGTTAGATGCAACCGTCTCTTCTGCGGTAATCACCGGGCCAACAGCGGTTACTGTGTAGAGCGGGTCGGCAGCGGCAGCGGCAGCGACACCGGCAGCAATGCCAGCAAGCGTCCAGCCAGCAGGAACTTGATAGTTGTACGTGTTGCCGTTGATCGTTAGCCGGCAAACATCACCCACACCAGGTGCGCCGCCAACCGGGGTGCCGCCCACCGTAAACGTCCACTTGTCCTTCACGCCCAAGTCCGGCGCCTCATACAGTCGCGCTCCGGTAATCTCCCAGAAGTACGTGTTCCACGGGCGAATCGGAATGTTCTGGTCGGCAATCACAAGCGGGTTGGCGCGTGCCACACCGTTGCCAGCAGTGCCGTCTGTTGCGCTTTGCTGGATGCCGAACGCAGTAACACCGTCAATCTGCCACTTGCCCACTTCCTCGTAATCGACAGTCTCGCCGGTCAACAACGAAGGCTGACGCTCTAGCAGCCGAACAGTCATGCTGTAGCGGCTCATGTCGGTTTCGACATTCGTTCCAATAACAAGTGGAGGTAGCGCCGCATCGTAGCCGCGAACAGCTTGAGGCTCTGCTCGCTGGTCAATCGACAACGAGAACTCGCTCAACGTCACCGGGTACCGTGGGTCTTCAAGTGTTCCTCGCCAAAACAACTGCTGGAACGCAGGCATCACAAACGGCCACATAGCCATTGGATAACCTTTAATACCATAATCTTTGTACTCGGTAGAGGCTGGGCCAGTGTACGGCAATACCCACGACACCTTGTTGCGCGCCAAGTGCTCGACCGAGTTCTCTACATCAGCCGCTTCAGCAGCATTCTGGATGTCGGTCAATGGATCGTTTAGGTGCTGCTTGGTCACCTTCACGCCACGGGCATATCGCTTGACCGGAAACTGCTTTGCCATGATGCCTCAGTGAGTCGGACTATACGCCAATGCGCGAAGGTTCCATGTGTTGTGCCGAAACGGATAGAACCCCCATGTTGAGGTATTGAACTCGCCGTACCACGGGATAGTCCACTGGAACACCATACGAGCACCCACAGGCACAAGCACAAGCGCGTCAGCCATAACAGCAAATCCGTCCCATGCAGCTTTATCCCCTCCGCTATTCTGCGGAAACGAAGGTAACGTAGGGTCGGTGTTCACTGGGGGCATCGAACCAGGACAGAACCAGAAAGCGTCAGAGCGCATCTGATACGTCAACGACTCTTGCCGCAACTTCTTGCGATTCTCCAAGTCCCAACCATCGGAGATGCAAACCTGCAAGGAAACATCACGTGTTGGCTCACCAGTCTCATAGCCGGGAGGCGGCTCAGCGCCATAGAGCCATTCGTTGTTGTAGTGCCCTACGCCCTTAAGAGCCATCACCACAAACGAGCCAATAATCATTGGATGCGAAGCAAGCGCAGTCACTTCCCAAGTTAACATGTAGCCGTCGTTTGGCGGGTCGCCAAGGCCCTCGGCAAAGCAAGACTTGCAACGGTAGGGGTTTGTGACAGTAGGGCCAGAGCCGTTGTACCACTTCAGGTACGGATTGCCCGCCATGTCAACGCTCGGTGGCGAGAAGCCCCACAGCATGTGCGAGGGCGACCAGCGACGCTGCATGAACTCAGCAGGCACATCGTCGTATAGCTCTGCCAACTTGAGCAACGATTGCTCGATGCGGGTAGGCGAAGCATCCAGCCCCGGCGCGAACTGATAAGGAAGTAGCCGGTTGCTGCTCATACTGCCTCTCCACCTGGCAGCGTCACGTTGACGTGCGCTGTGCTGGAGGTATGCACACCGCCAGCGACCACGCACTTTGACGCATTTCCTGCATTTTGGATAGAGGAAACTCCATCGAATCTGCAACCAGACCACGCACCTTTGCCGCCGCTGGCCACGGTCACAGTCTTCTGGAACACGCACCCATCGAACACCACAACAGCCGCTGCCGTGAGTGCAACCGTATCGGTAAACACCACGCCGCGCACAATCACGTTAGATGCGATCGTCACTGGGCCAGACACGTTGGGCCAACCAATGCCATCGACGCGCGCCTCACTGCCCAGCGTACCGCCCTTATAAACACCGGGCGCAAGGATGCCGCCTTGAAACGGAGCGCCTGCTACCACCGGCTGCATACGCAGCACGATGTCGAATATCTGCTGGCGACTTTGCATGTTGTTGAACTGCAAGTCGCTGATTGTTTTGTTTGGAAGCTCTACTTGCTGCGGCATGGCTCACCGCCCAGTTGGGTTGACTGCTTCAGGCAGCGATACCGGCACTTCATCTCGCGCACGTAGTTCGCGCTCACGCTCTTGCATCATGTTGCGCAGGCGCTCTTGAGCAATCTGCTTGTCGAGGTCAGCTTGCGTCGGCATCTTCAAGTAGCCTTCTTTCTCCAATCCACCCAGAAAGCCAGCCATCCGCTGCTCCATGCCCGTGGGCTTGGTTTTGGGTGGCGTAACTTGCGCAGGCTTCTGGGCCGGAGACTTAAGCGGAGGCGGCACGGCTTCGGCTTTACGCACCGGTGCCTTGGCCGGCGGCTTAGGCTGCATGACCGGAGCGCGTGGTTCTTCGATTGGTTGAACTTGCTTGCGCTCCATTCGGCCCACCAAGTCTGGATATTGTTGACGCAGCGTGCGCTCGGTTGTCTCTGGTTCCCACATAGGGTCGGTGGCTTCCAAGTCGAACAGTTGCGCAAACAATTGCCGCTCATGCGGACGAGCAAACATCTCTTCAAGCTTATCGAGGTCGGAGTAGTACTTGAAGCGATCTACCGCTGGCCACTCGTTTGGATCGTCGGTTCTATACTTATCGGCATACTGATCAAACAGTTTGTTAGTTGCCTCATTAGAAGCTTCATATCGATGAACAGCGTTAGGCCCAAGCTCTTTGCGCAAGTGTTCCGCAAGCGACTCGCTGAACGGCAAGTTGCCACCGCTGCGCTGGTACCAACTCTTGCTGTAATCAGGCTCGGCCATTACTTACCCCACCGCTGGCGCAGACCCACCTGCTTGATGGCAGCCTCGATGCGGCCCAGCTTTACCACTTCGCCAGGCGCATTCATCGTGCCGTGAATCATCACCGAGCCACGCATACCCTTGCTGCCATCGGTCGTCGCCAGCGTATCGATTGCCGGGTCATCGATGAGCAAGTTGCCCTTGGTCGGGTCAACTGCATCGCCCCACCGAGCAATGTTATTAAACGTCTTGAGCGTCGGGTCGACGTAGATATTCGGGTCGCCTCCTGTGGTAGCCGGCACCATGCGCGGGAACGGAGACATGTCGTTCTGTGCGCTGTTGCCCGGTGGTACAGTCGCAAAGTCCAGCGCCTGTCCGCTCCAGTCGCGCCAATCCGTCGAGGTCGCGGTATTGAGCGGGCCGTAAAGCCAGCCCGGTACCACGTCGTCAGTGCCATTGCCCATGTGCATCGCAGTTACAAACAAGCCGCGCACCGTGAACTGGTAGCCGCTAAGCTCAAACTCGCGAGACTTCACCGCCCAGTCGACCGGCTGTTGCAAGTCAGCAAGCTGAGAGTATTGCACCGGATAGCGACCGTACTGCCAAGCGTACAATTGGCAGCCGTTGAAGTCCTGCCGCATAAACGTCGTAAGTTGCGGATGCAACGACAACGTGGAGTCGGTGCCCTTGTAGCGGAAGCCGATGTAGAACAGCACGTCAGGCCCAACAACACCAACGTTTAGCGTAGGCGCTGAAGTCCACGTACCGCCGGTTCCGTCGAAGTCAATCCGAATCTCGTCACCACCAGGCCCCTCAGTACCTGTGCCTGAGTTGTATACGCAGATTTGATGCGTTGCGTCATGCGTATTGGGTCTATAGCCCGAGATAGAACCAAGTCGCTCGTTGGGGAACAGCGCGGCAATCTCACCATACTGCGGGTCGCCGGGATTACCTGGCACGCAGATAGGTTCCCAGCGCGTGTTGTCGAACGTGAAGTGAAGCTTAAGAATCGTGGGTGGCGCTACCACCGAGCCGGTAGCGACAGGCCACCAGTATGTGGCTTCAGTCGTTGCAGGCGCACCACGCGGCGGCTGAAACCCGGCAGGCGCAACCACGGGTGGGCCGAGATAGAATGCGCCAGTGGTAGGATCGCCTGCCCACTCGTACATACGCCAACCACTCAGAGGTGTGCGCCAATCCTCCAAGTTGGCCGTAACCAAGTTGGCGCTAGCGGATGTTTGAGTATGCGTGGCCGTAAACGAGCCGGCGCCAACCGTCATCAATGCTACTACAGCAGATGCTGGAGTACCCGCTACCTTGGCTACAGCCACGATGCCGGTAGGTTGGCCAATGAAGTCGTACTCAGGATCGCCTACAGCTTGAATGTCGTCGGCAAACTTCTTGTACGTGGCGGCATAATCATCGTCAGGCTTGATGTTGTAGTTGTACGTGTTGACGCCGACCGTAATCTCGATCGTGTCAAACGGCACTACGTAACCAGAAAGCGTGCAGGTATACACGTCAGTTCTGGCCGCATCCATACACGTCGACCGGTCGATCGCACCACCACGACCAAGCTTGAGCAGATAGCACGCTTTGTCCTGCACAATCTTGAGGTCTTTACCATCCATGTAGATGGTCTCGTCTGGGCCACCAACCAAGTACAAGTCGTTGCGCGAGGGTACCAGAGTCGGCGTGGCGATGTTGGCCAAACCCTGCACCTCTGCGCCATTGCCTGCGTGCGTCTTGAAGTACCACACGCTCCAACCATAATCGGTCGTCCAACACAGCGTGATGTCGTCGCATACGCAATACAGCACCTTGCGAGGATCATCCCAGCACAACCTGGCGCTCCGCATCTGCTCGCGCATATCAAGACGCGCAGGCAACTGGACGTTTGTCAAGCTGGTGGTGCCGTTGTGCTGGTAGTAATCCGTCAGCGGCAACTCAAGCGATTGCGGGTCTGCCCACAGCCGATCGATCGGACGCGACAACCACACAAGCTGCACACCGCCCGTCCACAAGAACACGCCGTTGTGGTCAACAAAGAACACGCCTTCGTTACCTACGCAATAAGCACGATTGTTTACGCAGCCATTGGTTAGCGAGATAGAGGTCAAACTGCCAACAGCAGCTGTGCCCGCGCTACCAAGCGCAGGATTGTATGCCCAGCACTTGCCGCCGCTAGTTGCGATGAAGACGCTAGAGCGCAGTGGGGCTACGCATGTGATCGGATCAGACGTAGGAACCACGTAGTTGCTATCGGCCAGCACCGCTTGCGGCATGTACGGGTCGGAGAACCAAAGCGTATTGCCAGCAGCGTAGATGACGCGATCTTCGTTCCAAGTACACTGCGCCGTAATCGTACCGATGTCGTTGGTCGTCAGGTAAGCGGCACCATCGGCAGCAGACAGAAGTCCTTCAGCCAAGTTGAGCGGAGAGAACGCGCCCTGCTCGCCCATGAATGGGCCAAGGTACGGTCGATCCAAGCTGTTGTTCTGCCGGCTCCACTCAATCGGGCAATCTACCGGGCGGTAAGTCCACAAGCCCATACCATCGATGCACACCACGATGTTGAACGCCTTGGTTCCAAACGCCACACCGGTCTGCATCGGCGCGAAGATGGCCCACTTCGGCTCTTGAGCAGGAATCGCCCACGTCGAATTGTCGTCGTCGTAACGAGTCGAGTAGTTAGGGTAGACTTGTGGCAAGAACTCTTTCTTCGCGTCCTGCTCATGCAGCACAAACTCAACCTTGCGATTGGTGTGCAAGTCGTGAACGATCGCAACGACGCCTGCCAAAAAGGTCGCGCGACGACCATACATCGGCGTCAAGCCACCAACCAAACGAGGCCGGCCACCATAGAAGTCGCCTGTAAAGGCGTATAGCGTGTGAATCGAAAGAATCTGGTCGGTCTGCCAAGCGGTGCGAACGTTAGTCGCGCCGATGCATGGGCCTAGACCATACTTGTCCTCGTTGTATCGCCCATTGGCCAAGCTGGTGTCGTATTCGCGAACCAAGCCAAAGCCTGGCCGAACCCAGAAGTCGCCGTTACGCGGGATGGTATTCTGGATGAACGGAGTGCCATCGGTGCGCGCATTGGTGCGCAAGTCCATGCCGGACTTCGGAGTTACATCTGCGGTTTTATCGATGTTGGACACCGGCTACCTCTGGTATTCTTCGTTCACATACCTCGATGCCTTGCCAGTGCGCGACTGAGCGAAGAACTCCATCATCTTATCCATGCGCCGCCGCAACTGTGTCTCAAGCGACATGTTGGGCTGCGCTTGCTGAATGTAATACTGCTCGGCAGCCAGAAGAGCGATAATATCGTGGAACTGCGTTAGGTTGTCCACAAACACTGGCGTGGTCGACGAGATGGCCGACAGCCAGTTCACCGTCTGCGTAGGCACGTACCAGATTTGGATCTGCCCGCTGACCGGCACGCTGAAGCGCAACATCTTGCCGTCTAGCCAATACCGCTGACCAGTCCACGCATAGTTCGACAGCATGGCCGCGCTGGCGTTGGGAATCTGGCCCAGCGTCTCCCAGCTAGTAGCCGGCTGGAACGTACCAAGGATGCCGTTGGACGCTTGACCGATGACAGAGTGAAACGGTGTGACCGTACCAGCACCCGCCAAGAAGGAGCAGGTGGGGATGATGAGCGACGGGCCAGTTGTGTACTTGGTGCAAGTAATCACCGGCCCAACGCTGGTCACACTGTAAAACGGGTCAGCAGCAGCTAGTGCAGCAACACCAGCAGCAATGGTGACAAGCGTATCGCCGGGGAGAACAACGTAGTCGTAGTTCACCGCGTTGATCGTCAGTCGGCACGTATCACCCGGTGCCGGTGCGCCACCAAGCGTGAAGATCCAAACATCCTGCACACCGGGGTTGACCAGCGTAACGCGAGTCAGGCGGCTGGCCAGAGCCTGAGTCGGCGGGATGCCAGCATCGGTGTAGAACAAGATGCCGTCGAGATCGACGTTGTACTGACCGGTCAGAAGCGGCGGCTCGTAGTAACGCTCCCACACTTCCCATGGCGCCACATTGCGAAATTCCTCGTAGGCGATTTCAAGCATCGTCGCCTGCAAGGAATACGGCAGACGAACGACACCTGGGTCGTCAATCAACTGCCGCATGTATTTCGCAATCTGTGCAGCGTGCATGGTTTACCGCCCGTACTTGCCGCCCATCACAGGCTCTTCATCCTCGATCGACTCACCAAGACCTGGGTGCTTCTGAGGCATGCCAGGCTTGCCGATGCCAATCATCACAGCGATGCCCTTGGGACCACCACGATGCTCGCCGCCGAGGCCGGGGTGACCTTGGTGCCGCAGATGCTTGGGCGCCTCTTCCGGGGCCGGAGTCATCTCTTCGGTATCAGCACCCATCTCCTCCTCGTCCTCGTACTTGCCCTTGGCCATGTGCGCAGTCTTGTGACGAGCCGGCACCTTGCCCTTGGACTCATGCATCTTCTTGAGACGCGCCTTCGCCAAATCCTTCATCTCGTACTTCATGGCTTCTCCTACCTGCTGAACTCATCCGCGCCTTCCGGTCGCGCATTGGCTACTTCAATCCGCCGCGTAGTATCATCGGCCGAGGTCGTCGGACCCGAGTTGCCTACAGCATTAGCGTTACCAGAGGGCGCACCCACCGGCTGCGGAATCTTCATCCCACCACCGCCGCCCGGAGCTTCCGGCGCGGGCGGGGTCATCATCTGAAGGATGTCTTGATAGTAGGCATCCACCGCATCCTGCCGCTCAACAGGCAGCGCGTAGAACTCGTCCGAACGAATGAACTGGCTGACCACTTCCGCAAACACCGGGAAGTTGTCGTTGGAGTAGAACTTCACGGTCTTACGCATGACCGGCGTTCCATCCGGGTTCATCTGCCGCATGTCCTGAACTTCAAAGCCGTTGCGAATAACCGCATCCAACGCCTTCTTGGCGGTAACGTAATCGGCAATCGGCTTCTGCGGACGCAGCGGGTCACGATTGTCCTGAATCAGCTTGATGGCCATCTGCGGCGTCAGAGCACCCATCTGGGCGAACTGCATGATGCGCTGCTGACGCGCTTCCACGTCTTCGCGGAACAGCGTGTCGGCCTCGATGAACACCTGCGGGTCTTGCGACAAGTCGCCGCTGCGGACCATCGTGCCAATCGCAGAACCATAACGATCGAACTGACGAATGAACTTGTCCTGCGGGTAGTACGCCTGCATGTAGAGCAAAGCGATACGCCCGTGTCGTTCCATTATTCGTTTGATGTTTCGCTTGGTAATACCGAACTGGACTTCGTCGTTGGAAACGATGGCTTCAACCGCTCGACCAGTAACGACGCCAGGTGTGCGCTTGCCCTGCGACGCGCCGTGAATGCCGGTCGAATCAGCAAGAGCAGAAGCAGCCGACGCCGGCAACTGCACAGCATATTGCGGCAGTGGCAACCCTTGCCAAGGCTGCGGAGCAAGACCTTGGCGATAGTATACCTTCTCACCCGCACGCGATGTAAACGCATCTGGCGCAATCCCTGAGTTGTGCGGAATGAGAATCTTCGGATTGCTCATCAAACGAGCATTGGTGAGAATCTGGTTCCAGCTCGCGCTGTAGGCGTACTGACCTGGGAGCGCTTGCTCCACCAGACCCACGCCCCAGAAGTCAAACGGCACGCTGGTGTACTTGTGAATCTCCAGCGGCATACACCGCTGCGGAGTCCAGCCAGACGCCAGCACAGCACCGCCACTGCCGCACATCAAGAACCAGTGTCCGCTGCGGCAGTAGACTTCCAGCACCTCGATGCGGTCAGGCGCCATGCGCTGATAGCCGCTCCACCAGTTCAACTGCTGAAGCGGAGGCGGCGCCTGGTTGATGACATCTTCCTTGTCCGGGAACTTCTGCTTCAGCTGCGACTTGGTGGTCACACGCGACACAGCAAGGAAGCGGCTATCCTCCGGCTTGGCGATAGCGGGTTCTGCGCGAATGCGGTCGGGGCCAAACACTTCGGGCTTGAGGTTGTCGCCATCCATGACGGCCAGCATTGCGCTGGTGCCAAACATGATGGCCCAATCAACCATCTCCATCGCAGCGTAGGGAACCTCACCACGACGGCAGTAGTAGTCGAGCGCCTGCTCATCGGCGGCAGCTCGCATCAAGTCTTCAATCGCATCGCTTGCGGAGTACGCGCCCCACGACGGCTGGGTCATTTCAAGACGGGCCGAGGCATTGCGGAACTGCGGCAGCGTGATGTTGAAGCTAACGTCACGCACACGATTGAAGTACGCCATTTCCATGCCGGCGCGAATCACAATGTCGCTGGGCGTGTAGGCGCGGAAGTTTGTAATCACATCGCGGCACAGCCACCAGAGGCGCTGCATGGGCGCCATCTCGTTGTAGAACTGGCTGCACATGCGGGCGATCTCCGGCGGCTTGAGCGACGGAGGATCGTTGGGGTCGTTCCAATCGTATTCGATTGAACTCTTGGGAGACTCGGCAGGATTCCAGAGTTCGCTCTGCCGATCGTCAATAGTGAGGGACGTTTGCATGTTTTCTGGTCCCTACGATACAGACACGGGCAAGATTACACCATACCCGTTTCGCTGCCAACATTAGAAAACTAGCTAATAGCCATAATCAAAATCGGACAGGTCGGCGGTGTTCGGGTTCTCTGCGGTTTCCTTTAGAGCTTTTGTTACGCCGGGCATTTTGAACTCGTCGTAGCCTTTCTTAACCATACCAGCAATGCCTGGAATTTGTTTGGCTTCTTGAAGATTTGGCGGTGTTTCGGATGGCGATGCGGTAAACGCGCCAGCAGCTCCACCCAAAAGACCGCCAATTGCTGTTCCAACTGGGCCAAATGAGGAGCCAAGACTGGCTCCGCTCATGGCGCCCTTCACGGCACCGAGTGTACGATCAGTTCCCGAAGGACTGGCTGGCTTAGCATTCTTTTCCGCAAGTCGCCGATTAGCGATGTCGCGGCTCAGACCTGAGCCAGTCCAGATGTCTTCGTCTTCATCGTACATCGGTGCCATGAAGGGCCTCCACGGTTTTTACTTACGCGCCGATCACATCGACGTAAACGGTGGCCTGGCAGTTGCCGCCACCCGCCTTGGTCGCGGTCACCTTCAGGGTCTCGCCAGCGGCGAGATTGACGGTCCAGCCGGGCTTCGCAGTGAGCTTGTCCTCAAGAGCGAAGACCTTCTCGTTGACTTGCAGGTCCAAGTCATAGATCACGCTGGTGGTCAAACCGTCAGCCGACACCTTTGAGATGGTAGCCAAGTCGCCAGCCGCGCCATTTCCACCAGTCTTGAGGGCGCGAATGCCCTTGATGATGAAGTTGCGAGGCAGAACCTTCGAAATCACCGTGGCATCCGTGTTCGCCTGAAGGAACATGAACGACGCAGTGCCGCCGGGGATGTCGTCGGTGGCCGGGGTCGCCGAGAAGAACGTCGACACGTCGGCGGCAACACTGCCGGCAGCGGGCTGCTGGTTGTCGCCATAGGGCGAGCCAGTCGGGGTAAAGTTGTCGGTCTTAAGATAACCGACCACACAGGGCTTTTGAGTAGACATAGTTAAATCTCCTTAGAGTTCAGAAGTTTGGTTAGACCGGCGCGGCGATGCCGACCAGAATGCCGTTGCTCAGCGGCTCGGTGCAGACCTGCTCCGGCATCAGAGCGCGGGTCGCGCCCCACTGAGTCTCGCCCTGAAGCTTGACCAGCGGATTGCTGCCCGGACCGTTGACGCCCAGCCACACGCCCTCTTCCTTGCCACGGTACAGACGCTCCCACGACTCGTACCGCATCGCGATCGCGATGCCGTCCGGGCAAAGCTCCGAGCACATGATCGGAACCTTGCTCACGCCGTAACCCGAATCGTTGTCCTCTTCCGAGGGCAGCGCCGGGGTCGGGTCCATCTTCTTGACGGCCTCCTGCGGCATGACACGCATGTGGGCGTCGAGGGTGCCGATGAGCGACTGCGGCAGCGCGTTCATCGTGTTCCACGACATCCAGGTCGCAGTCGGACGCTTACCGCTCTTGGTGCGGATGGCGCCGTACAGCTTCAGGAACTCGATGGTCGACAGCGTATCGCCGCCCTGCGCGTTCGTGTTGTTCACGATCGCGAAGTTCGAACGAATGCGCTTGGTCAGCGGGTCCGTCAGCGAGCGGTCATTGCCGAAGTGGATCGGCTGGGTCAGGTTCGAAATGGCGCCGGTCGGGTCGCCAACGAACGCACCCACCGGGTCGCCGTTCGGATCGAACACGCACGGGGTGTCAATGTTGTCGCCCGAGATGGTCGCCGCATTGAACGCCTGCGAAGCCGCACCCACCAGCAGAACCGCGCACGGCACGCCAGCCGGCAGGGTCGACGTGTCGATGTTGGCATTGACGGTAATGGTCGACGGCGAGATGCCGGTCAGCGTGCGATCCACACCAACCTGCTGGTAGGTGTCGAGGCGGATGAACCGAATCTGGTTGTTCGGGTTCACCACGATGTCGTCGAACCGACCATGGTAGCCGTAGGTGGTGATCACATTACTGTGCTGCCACACCAGACCAATCGGCGAGCCAGGCGCGTTGGCGCCCACACCCTGAAGGCCACCACCACCGATGAACGCATAGCGCGTCATCTGCTTGGCGATGTCGTTCAGCATGTTGTCCAGTTCGTCCGCCGGCTCAACAGCCAGCGAACCCTTGACATCTTCCGCCGCCAAGAAGCCCAGCAGATCGATCTGGCAGCGAGCCAGAACGGTCTTCGACTGGACAGTCAGGCGCAGGAAGCCCTGCTGGCCCGGCTTCGGCTCCACGTTGCCGATCGTCGAAACCACCGAGCCGTTACGCTTGACGCGCAGGCCGATGATCGCCACGTCGCCCGACCACGAGCGACCCTTCACGGGCAGCTTCGACCAGAAGGCCGTGTCGGTCTGGAGCAGATTGTGAATCACCTTGTCGGTGCGGTCGTTGATCAGAACCGCAGCGATGGTCTGAAAACTAGCAGCCATTGCAACTCCTTAGTGCATCTTGTTATTGAACTCTCCGCGCACCCACTTCAAGTAGTTTTCTTTGGTCATCGACTCGTTCGCCACATTCGGCGTCGAGTTCGACGGACCATCGATGCGCGGGGGAGCGGCGCGCTGAACCTGCGCAACCTGCGCAGGAGCCTGTTGCGACGGCATATCGCCATAGACATCGCGGTACATGGCCACAACCATGCGCGGCTCGACGCCATTGGCAATCATCGTCGTAAGTCGTTCTTCGTCCCACTTGGGGCAGTACGATTGCAGCTTGGCCATCGCCTGGTCATAAGCCACATTCGCCTGCGCCCACTCCACATTCTGCCACCGCTGGCTGTGCATCTGAACCGACTGGTTCATCTGCTCAAGCTTGTTCTCCAGCGAACGAATCTGGTCAACCAGCTTCGGGTTGACCTCCTCGCCCTCGTCCAGCAAACGCTGCAACCAATCGCTCTGCGACTCGTTGGCCTTGGGCGCCGAAGCTTTGGGGTCCGCTTGCACAACCTGCTGGGTCAGCTTGGACTCAAGCTCGGCCAACTTGTTCTGCATCGTCTCCATGTTCGACAACGCAGTCCGATGCTCCTGCATCAGAGTCTCGTACCGCGACCACGACACACGCTGCGGATGACGCTCCACCGCAACCGCCTGACTCTCGCCAGAGGGGGCGGCGAGGTCAGACGGCGCAGTCTCAGCCGAGGGGGTGGCCGAGGATTCGGTGGCAGTAGAGGTCGGCTCAGGAGCGGTCACCTCCGGGGCGGGCGCAGCAACAGCAGCGCTAGCCTCAGCAGAAACGTCCTTGAAAATCTGAGCCATCGTACCAGCGGGAACAGGCATGGAACCTCCGAGCAGAAGGATGATTTCCTTCAGGTTAGAATTGCAACAACTTTCAACACGATACCCAACTTTTTACCCAACTTTGCCTTTGATTACTCAAAGAAATCAGAATGTTGATTGTCCGGTGAGAAATCGAACCAATCGTTACGCCCACTTGCCATGGCTCGCTCCAAGTCGAGCATGTACGCATCTAGCGCGTTCTTTGGTTGCTGCTGCACTTCCGGCGCCTGCTTGGCAGGTAGCGCCTGAACGACGCCGATAAGCGCCAAGCCAAACGCGATAACCAAGTCATCGTGGCCGTTCTTGGGCGCAGCAGGCTTGCCGCGCTTGTCGTAGCACAGCGCGTTGAGCTGTTTCACCAAGCGGTGGCAACCAATGTGCCAGCGGTTGTTGCCGCTCGCGCCTTCGTAGATTTCGCCAAACAGGATGCCGCGAGTTTGTACGTCAGTACGCCAGCCGTGGCGAGGTAGCATGGTGGGCGACAGGCCGCCAAACGCAGTCATGTGGTACATCGGCACACCTGCGCCACGCAAGAAGTCGCACAGGCCCAAGCCTTCTGCGGCGGTTTCGATGACGGTCAGCGGCGAGCCGAATGCCTTGATGAGTTCCAAGCACGGGCCTTCGAAGTCACGAGTTGGCTGGCGAATCTCTTGAGTCAGCACGACGCAGCGATCGGTCAGGTCGATGATGACAAGCCCGGTCGGGTCGCCCTTCTCGCTTGAACCTGGCGAAGGGTCGATGCCGACCACGTACTGGTGCGTTGGATTGTAGGGGTGGTAGACGATGATGCCGGCCTCGTCGGCGTCTTTGGAATCTCCTACTGGTGTTGGAACCTGGCGACGCAAGTACTTGTCGCCGCTCAGCAGGAACGCTTCTTCCGGTGTAGTCGGGTGCTCCTGCACCATGAACGGACGCTTGTGCAGCGGCAAAGCGCGGCGCTCTCGCACCCACCAGTTCGCTTCTTGCCGGCCAAGCCCGTGCAGCTTGATGTATTCTTTCTCGGTCTCCTGAAGCGGACCATCGATACCGGTGAGCGCACGATACTCCTTGTGGTCGCGCCAGCAGAAGAACACTTTCTGAAACGCGCTCTCCGGGTCGTTCCAGATGTGGTAGAAGTCGTCTTCGCCGCCGGCCGTAGACTCCAGTAGCAGCGTGCCTTCAGGCGCTACCTTGATAGACGCCAGCGTTTCGCCAAGGTCGTCGTAGTCTCGGACTTCGGACAAGTGCGCGAAGTTCAGCGGCATCGAACGCAGCACGGCTGAGTTCGCGGTGACGAACAGCATCTGCGAGCCATTGGCAAACAGAATCTGGTGGTCGTTCTGCCGGTCGATTGGCATCAGCTCGGCAAGAATTTCGTTGCCCTTGTACAGGTTGTACGCGGTCAGCGACATCTGACGAGCATTGAAGTCTGATTGCATACCTACTGCGCAGATGGCGCCAGGTTTGAACAAGCACAAGCGAATCTGCCAGACCAAGCAGATGGTGGTAATCCACATCTGGCGTCCCTTCAGGAACACCAGCTTTTGATTGTTGCTGAGTGCTTCAAGTGCTAGCTGCTGCGGCACCGAGACGCGAAAGTCTACTTCAGTTCGGTCTTTGTTCTTGATGCGAAAGCATTCGGCGAACGCCCTGGGAGACGCTGCCCACTGCTCGAGCAAGAAGTCGATATCGTGGTCACTCATCGTCACCCTCTGGTGTGATGTCCACAATAGTCCTTTGACGCTTGCGTTCGGCTTCAATAGCGGAGGCGGCCTTCTCTAGAGCAATGCGCACTCGATCGGTGGGTCCGGTCTTCTTGGGGCCGGCTGCCTTTGAGTTCATGTTGGCCATGACCGAGAAGACCGAAGCGGCAGCTTTGTGGTCTGGTCTATCCTGAGCCACCGCGTCTTTTAACAAGGCCATTCCAATAATGTTCAGATCGCTCAGCGATAGTTTTGAATGGGAACGGGTAAGCGCAAAGGATGCAAGGTCGGTGCCCTTCAGGGCTGGTAGCTCCAAGGCACCGTCTTCGGACTGCGCCCGCCGCAACACCATCGGGTCCATCGCCTCGATTGATTCCGTCGAGGAAGATCGATCGCCGGTAGTTGATTTCTGCCCTGCTGATTCGTTCGTTCCGGTACTCGAAAATTTGTGTTGATGACCATATAAAGAGACGGTAGTGCCATTGTTTTCGTTGTTCGATGCTGGCTTTGCAGTGTTGAACGAGGTGTTCTGCGAAGACGAGGTAGGTGTAGTTCCGGTGTTCTCGGTCTCTTTCATTGCGTTTCCCCCAATCACCCAAGTACTGCGCCATCAGCACTCGTCTTGTCTTCAACTTACGCTTGCCACGCGGCGTTAGCACGGGCAATCCATACTCCTTCCAAAGCGCAATCACCTCGTCGAACTTGCTTTGAGGTGCCGCCCGTGCGCCTGCCAAAACCTTGTAGTGAGCATCGCTAATCAAGTCGTAGTATCGAAATGCTGCCCACGGACCTACATCACACTCCAGAGCCACAAACGAATCCGCCATGTGCGGGATTTCCAGCTTCGCTATCTCGTCGACATACCGCAGACAGTGCCTGATGTAGTCTTGCGTGTACCCTGTCTTCCCGTACATTAGCCGATTGCCTCAATCATCCTTGTTGCTTCAAACAACGCTTGTCGCCACTGCTGCAATCCTTCGGCCCGGTGCTTCTTGCGCAAGCGCAAGTTGCGGACCAGGCCATCGCAGTAAAACCACTTGACGCCAAGCACGATTCCTGGCGAGCAATCCTTCTGCATGTTGACGCGCATCAGCACGTTGCAGAAGTGCGTCAGCATGTCCAAGCCCTCGATGTCCACCAAGTCGTCTGCTTTGTACTGGTGACAAGTCTCCATGGTCTTGGTGGCTAGTGTCTTGATGGCCGTGAACGTGTTGTCCGAGATGTGGTCCATGTCGGCAGAGTTCAGCTTGGCCACCTTGCCGTGACGCTTGCCCCAGCGATCGTGGCCAAGCTCGATGCCGCTGTAGTCAATCCACGAACGGATGATGCCCTGCACCGCCACACGCAGGTTGTTGAGTTCTTCGGTGATGCGCGAGACGCCGACATCAACCTCGTCGTCCTCACCAAGCGGAACGCCGTCTTCAACCGCGAACACGCCTTGGCCGTCCGCTGCCATGTGCAGCGTATTCTTGACCGGCATGTGCTGGTACTTACGCGACATCGGCTTCCTCCTTCTTTGGCTTCCTGCCACCAAAGCTGTAGTAGCCCCACGACTCTCGGCTAATCTTGTTCTCGTTCACCAGTGCGCCCAACGCTTCGTCGATGGTGTCTTGGCTGTAGCCACGGTCTGCCATGGCCAGCACAATGTCGCCGCGCTTGGCACGGGTGTTGTCTTCCAAGAACTTCAAGGTAATATCTTTTGCGTTAACCGGCTGCTCGGCATTAGCAGTTGAAACTACACGACGATTGTAATCATCGTCCCACGGGCAGTTCTCCTCGCTACCACGCTCTCGCCGAAAAGCATCGCGAGCACGACGAATCAAAAGGCGCATACGCACGCGAGCATCGCCACCGCGACGAAAGCGCAGTACGTAGTCGCAGTGGGCCATGGAGATGTAGTCGTCCAGCGTCCAGCTAACAGGACCACCACTATCAATGCCGCACTGTCGCAGCAGCTCCAAATCCTTTTGATCGTAGTTCACGACATCTCCTCCTTGTGCTTCAAGTCTTCCAGTAGCTCGGTCAGGTTCTTTCTCGCCAACTCTTCCATCATCTTGCGACCTGGACCCTGCAATGCTTCAAGTGCTCGCTGATGACACTCGATAACTAGCGCCGGCCAGCCGTCATCGTCGCGCTCTTCATAGCGCCTGGGTGCGCCACGGTCAGGAACACCTATGCTCGCGGTACACAATACGATCGGAATCCCCATGTGCCGGTAGCGCACGCTGACCGAGATGAACGCTTTCTCATCTACCACAGCAAGCGCTTGGTACATGGCGATCATCTCCTCATGCGTCCACGAAGTCGTGATTTCCAACGGACGCCGGTCAGTAATCGCCCCCTCGCGACCAGCAATCTCCCATGCCACCGTGTAATACCGGCCAGCAAACCCAGGCGAGGGTTCTTCCGCGTTGGCGAACACGTCACCAACTTGGCCGGGAGGTAGTGGCTGGTCCTGTTCGTCCAAATCCCCAAACATGCACACGCACCTTAGCGCACGTTTGTACCCATTGGCAAGCGGGTTTGTGCAAAAGGGTTGACAGCCCGTCCAAAGGGGTGCAATCTGGGGCGCGGAGGTGAGAGATGGAACTGGTATCGGAGCAAGACGCAGCAAAGTTGCTGGGGGTTAGCGAAACGACGGTGCGCCGGTGGGTGCAACGCAAGATTCTGACGGTTTACCACACGCCGACCCGTCGTCGGCGCTACAAGATGGCTGACCTCAAGCGTTTTCAGAACACAATCACGCCTGTGGAGGTAAAATGACTCGCGTTGTTGCGTATCTTCGCGTTTCTTCGGCTGAGCAGGCGAACTCTGGCTTGGGTTTGGCTGCGCAAGAGGAGAAAATCCGCGCATACGCCAAGCTTTACGACTTGGAGGTCGTAGCTTTTGAGGTCGACGCTGGTATTTCCGCCAAAACCATGGAGCGGCCCGCGCTCTTGCGTGCGCTTGCCATGCTTGGCAACGGTGCTGACGGCTTGCTTGTGGCCAAGCTCGACCGTTTGACCCGCAGCGTGCAAGACTTGGGCGCGATTCTGCGCAAGTATTTTGTAAGTAGCACTTACACGTTGTTCTCGGTCAGCGACCAGGTCGATACGCGCAGCGCTTCTGGTCGGCTGGTGCTCAATATCTTGGCGTCCGTCTCCGAATGGGAGCGCGAAATCATCGCCGAGCGCACCAAGGCAGCACTTGGCGTGCTGAAGTCCAGCGGCAAGCGGGCTGGCAATGTGCCGCTGGGCAAGAAGGCGCTGGCTGACGGTACGCTTGTGGAGTGCGAGGAGACTCGCGGGGCTATCCGTACTGCCAAGACGTTGCGCAAAGCCAAGAAGAGCTGGAGCGAGATTGCCACCATGCTCAATCGCGACTACCGCACGCAGACTGGCGGACTATTCAACATCACGTCCGCTCGCCGATACGCGCTGGCCTAGAAACACTGAAGCCCGGCTGGCGAACCAACCGGGCCTCAGGCGATCCCCCATCGAGATACTACAACTCGATGATCGGCGGTTCAAGCTCGGAGCTTGCGGCCAGGCGATAGTCACCCTGACTGCCGGCGTCACCGCCGATGGTCAACACGGTAGCCTCGCTCAGGCCGGTCACCACGCGCTGCTTGCCGGCCTTGACCGTGAACTTCGTGCCGTTGTCCAGCGTCAGCAGATGGGTGTTCGCGCTATCGTTCATGTAAACGAGAGACTGCGCCCCATAGCCGCCAAGCTGCGACTTGAAGTTAAAGGTCTGCGCCACATTGGCAGCCAGGGTATCTTCCTTGGCAGCAAAGTAAGCCATGAAAACCTCCGTTAGGCGACCTTCATCAGCGTGAGCACCACGCGCGAAGCGCAACTGCCACCACCCTGAACACGAACCACTTGAAGATCTGCGGCGCTGGCAACAACACCGTTCAGAATTGAGGCGGCATAAACCGTATTACCGGCAGCATTGCTGGTTGCGGTCATAGTGTCGGTAATCACAGCGGCGCCACCAGCGGTCTTGACCTGAATCTTGGTATTGCCCGAAGAAGGAGTACCGGTAAACGTTACAGACGCGCCAATAATTTCATGCTTTCCAGTCAAACTGGTGTACGCCAGCGGAGTCGCGCCATCAGCCACATCCAACACCAGCGTCTCGACCGGGAACGGGGTCGAAAGCGCACCAGCCGAAGCAACGTGCGCACCCACCGCCAGCTTCGCATCGGTCACCGCGCCATCGGCAATGCCAGTCGTGCCGACCGGACCACCATACGGCTTGTAGAACAACGGAGCCGGCTCATCCGACGAGGCGTAGCAGCGATACGCGCCAGTCGAGCCAGCGTCGCCGCCGATGATCAGCACGTCCCAGTTCTGCACACCGCTCAGCACGCGCTGCTCACCAGGCAGAACCGAGATGGTCTGACCGTCGATCGTCAGCTTGTGGGTCGCAGCCGAATCGTCGTTGCTGTACACCAGCGACGAAGCGTTGACGCCAAGAGCCTGCTTGAAATTGAAAGTCTGGGCAACGCCTACACCGAGCGTTCCCTCCTTAGAAGCAAAATTAGCCATTGTCTATTCTCCTAGTGTGAGGGGCCGAACTGCCGGCGTGAAGCACGCTTGCCACAAACCCAATGTTAATGTCAAGCTTTTTTCTTCATCTTCGCCAAGCGTTCCTTGGCGATATCCTTCATCACATGCTCAGGCAACTTGCCAGCGGGAGTTTCCTTTTCCCAACGCTTGGCAATCTCCGGGTGCTTGGCGTACATAAACCCGCGCTGAGCCTGCGACTTGAAGGGCATCTTACTTCTCCTTCATCTTCTTGAGCCGGTCGCCAGCGATACTCTTGGCCCACGACCGGCCAGCATCGCCGCCCCACAGCAACCAGGCTTGCTCACCCTTGCTGCCTTCGCCCCAGCCCTCGCCCTGCTTGTCCACTTCATGGCGGGCAAAGAAACTGTTCATGCGGGCAGCAGTCGCCTCCGAAACCGGCTGGCGATTGGCCAACTGCTTGGCTCGCGCAATGCCGACCTCAGTCCCGCCGCGATTGCTGGGCGATTGTTCTTCGCGCATCTCCAGACCACGGCGAGCCGCAGATGCAACAGACGACGGTGGGATGTGCGTAGTATCTTTAGCCATAGCCGCAGCCTAAACTTAAAACCGTTTGGCTGCAACTAATCTTCGTCGCCCTCAGTGAGGATTGGCAACGGGCGCACGCTCTCGCTGAGCGCCCTCAGCTGACAGGCGTCATAATCTTCAGGCAGGGATTCCAACACAGGGCTACTGCTCGTAAACGAGTGGGTAGTTTGGCAGTGGCAAGTCGGACAATGTTTTGGCTCTCTGTTCCTCGTCATCACACTTTGCACATTCATCGCGGTCCCCTTGATTGACGGTCCAGTATACCCGGTGCGAGCACACTCGCAGGAAGTGGTCAGGCGAGTTGTTGGCCGGGTGTGTGGCGCAAGGCTCGCAAGCACAAGCCGGCCACAAGGTGAACTTACCCTTGGCCAGCTTGGCCTCACAGCACCACAAGCACAAGCAGCCTGGGTAGGGTTTGGCCTCAACGCCTACCAGCTTGACCACCGACTTGCTCAACTTGGTCGCCAAGCAGTCACCCACGGATAGCCTCCACCTGCGTAATGATTGCCCGGCTGGTTTCCTTGGGCGAGATGTCTGCAATCTCGCAAGCGGCGCTCACCCCATCGCGCACCACCCACACTTCGCCGCCGGCTGCCCCGAATGCAGTATGCCACACTTTCTGGCTGGACTCACTCCTGCCGCCACCAGGTCGCTTGAACTCCAGCCACAGGTGCCGGCCGTTCACGCAGCAGTAGACATCGGGCGTGCCAGGCAGCGTGCTGTTCAGGTAGGCGCCCGAAGGCAGGCGCACCTTCAGCACATGCACACGCTGCACATGCACACCAGGGGCAGAGCCTACGCACTGCAAGAACTTGTTGATTTCAAGGTCTTCGTCACGCTTCATATCTGGTTCTCCGAATCTGTCGCCACAGCATGGCGGCGGTCCATCCGCTGTAACGAGTGCCGTTACCCAATGAGTAACCCTTGGCTTGGCGCACACGCTCAAGCTGAATCCACGTCATCGCATAGTTCGCTGCCCAAGACGGGCAAGGGCGCACACCAATCTTGCGACTGTGCTCACGCTCGCGCCGCTCAATTTCAGCTTGGGTAATCTGCCGCAGTTCGCCTGCCACTTGGTCCGGCGCTCGCCGCGACTTCGCGGCCAGCACCTCACCGCACCTGGGGCAAACGCTGGCCGGAGCAAAGATCGCCAAGCACGCAGGACAGTGCTGCAAACCCGGCGCCTCTGCTTTGCGCACACCGCCGACCCGGTCTTCCAGCGACCACACTCGCGGCGACTCCGGCAGACCATGGCGCCAGACATTGGCGCCCGCGTCCACAATCACCAGGTCCTCGCCGCTGTAGCGCATCCCGCGCCCAATGGCTTGCAAGTACACCGAGACGCTGGTCGTCGCCCGCGCCAGATACACCGCCGAGACTTCCGGCACATCCAGACCTTCAATCGCCACGCCCACGTTGCAGACAACATCAAGGTCGTGGTCACGCAGCATCTGCCATATCTTCGCACGCTCAGCTTCCGGTGTGCTGCCATCGACGTGCGCCGCTCGCACGCCAAACATCAGCAGCGCATCGCGACAATCCTTGCTGTGCCCAACACCACTGGCGAACAGAATCGTGCGCCGGCCAGCGCAGAACTTGTGCCAGTTATCCGGCACTTGGCCAACCAGCGTGGTACGCCGGTAGGCGACTTCCAGTTCCTTGCCGCCGAAGTCACCGTGGCGAATCGGCACTTTCGACAGGTCCGGCGCCTCAACGCCATAGAGCTTGGTGCCCGCCAGAAACTTGCGGTCCTGCAAATCCGGTATCGAGGGGCCACAAACAATCGCATCCGCCGGCAGCGGGTTGCCGTCAGTCCGACACGGTGTCGCGGTCAGCAACAGGAACCGCGCCTGGGGTAGTTCTTCCATCAGTCGCTTCTGCTGCTCGATGCCCGAGTGCGCCTCGTCGATGATCACAAAATCGACCAGCGGCACAGCGCGGCGTGCAAGTGTCTGTTGTGACGCAGCAATTAGCGGAGCATCGGGAACCTGTTTGCCAGCGGTAAGCTCCGCAGGCTCAAGACCGAACTGGCGCAGCTTGGCTACCGTCTGCGCGTGGATTTCCCGGCGGTGTGTGGTGAAGAGCACACGCTTGCCGCGAGCCAGCGAACTCTGAACGATTGCCGCTGCCATGACCGTCTTGCCCGAGCCAGTGCCGGCTTGCAAGACCACGCGGCGGTGGCCGGCTGCAAACGCGGCCCGGCAACGGGCAATCGTGTCTTCTTGGTAGTCGCGGAGAATCATCGCTTGAATGTAGGCGTCCTCTCGCCAGCCCAAGTGCCAGAAGTGTTGTAGTGGAACCATTCCAAAGCTTCAGAACGATCCCACCCTTCGGTCTTCATCAGCAACTCGACGCACTTCTTGGATGAGTAAACTGCGACCAGCGTCTGAGTCTTCCTTGGCCACTTGTCCTTGGGTTTGTCGGTGAATCCCACCAACGCTTGGTTGTAGACCTCTTGAGGCTCCAGCAACATCACGCCATCTGGAATCGTCACGGCTCATCCTCCGTCAGCCCGACCAGCTTGCAAGCAGTCAGCCTGGCCTCAAACTCGTCATCCGTTCCACAATCGCACGAACCCTCGGCGCGGCTTGCGCACCAATGAGTATGCGGCCCGACCGCCCAATGCCGAATGGCCTCGCGCAACTGGCGCAACCGGTCAAGCTCTGGCCAAGTCTCCACGGCTTCGCGCAAGGCGGCGCAGTCAAGCGGCTTGCCCATCAGAACTCCTTCAGCGCGGCGTCGATGCCATCCCGCATCTCCCGCAGGATGCGGTAGACCAACTGATTGACCTCGCGCTCGCTCGGCGCTTGTGCTTGCGCCATCCAGATGCCATCGCGCCGAATGACCGCCAGCCAGCCGGTTGACAGCTTTCGCATCTCGACTTCAATCTTCATCAGAACGGCACCGCCGAGTCCTTCTTTCCACCCATCGCCTGCACAGCTTGGGCCACAAGCGCGATGTCCTTACGCTCCACGCCGTCCTTGTCCTTGTACTCGTTAGGCTCAAGGTAGCCAGACACCAGCACCTCGTCGCCTTTTTTGAGCTTGGCCGCGAACTCAGCCGTCTTGCCAAAGCAGGTCACCTTCATCCACAAAGTCTTCTGCTTGTCGCCATAGCCCACCGAAGTAGCCACGTTCATCCGCGTCAGCGGAGTCGCGCCCTGGCCCACCTGAGCGTCAGCGCCAAGCCGACCAACCATCACAAACTGATTGAAATTAGCCATTATCCCCTCCTGTTAGTCCTTATACGCCGAAGGATTGAAACCGCCGTAACTGCCATACGCAATCGGCTTGGGCGGGTTCACCAGTTCGACACAGAACGTCTTGTTGCCACCGGTTCTGGTCTTGTTCACCACACCCATCTTCTGAAGCTCGTTCATCAGCATGTTCGACTCGCGCCGCTGGCGAGTGCCATTAGACCACTTGGGCAGCGCGTCCCAAATCTGCGACATCGTCACGCGCACCGGCTTGTCCGCATCAAACAGGGCCGGCTTCCAGGTCGCGTACAAGTCTTCAATAATAGGCTCCGAAATCTCGTGCTCCGTATTGGAGTCCGACAGCATCGCCATCTCATCGTAATCCAGCCACCACTTCTCGCCTTGTTCCACCAGCGTGGCGACCTGCGCCCAGAGCTGCTGGATATCGATCTGATGATTCCACCGCAGCGCCCTGACCGCAATCACCCACCACCGCCGATTGCCCGTGTCATCAATCAAAAACGTCTTGGGATTCACGCTCGCCATCATCATCGTGCGCCGGGGAATCCGCTCTGCATGCGTGGCATACGCGCTCCGGTACACATCTTCGAACTGCGTAATGAACGCCTTCATCGCAACCGCATCGGACTTCTTGAACGTGGCATCCAGCTCACCAAGCTCGCTCAACCAAAAAGAAGTCACCTGCTGAATCGAGTCCCGATTGTGCGGGTCCACCACGCGGCCAGTGCAAATCCAATCCTTGTCCGGAGGCGCCAGCGATTTGAACCACTCCGTCTTGCCAATACCCTGAGGCCCCTGAAACGTCAGCACACCCTGGGGCGTAAACCGCCGCTTCCCAGGCTCTTCCGGCATCACCGCTTTAACCGCGCTCACCAGCCACCGAGTCAACAACTTCCCAGCAATTTCGCTCTTGTCCACATCATCGAGCGTAATCGTATCGAAAAAATCCGCAATCCGATCAACCCCGTCCCACTTGCGGGAAGCAATCCAATCCCGCACCGGGTGGTACGGCCTGGCCAACACCTGCAAGTGCCCAAGCGACTTCTCAACCTCCAACCCCTGCCGCGCCACAATCGACTTGAACAACTCAGCCGTGGCGTTCTCACGCCGCTCTGTATCCGGGCTAAACCCAGGGATTTCGATCTCCAGCGTATGCCGCATCAAGTTGTACCGAACCTCCATCCCATACGCATCCAGCAATGCCGCCGTGTTCTCCATGTGCCGCGTCGAAGGTCGCGCCACGCCCTGGCGATTCGGTGCGCCCATCACCGGAAAGGTCACCAAGGGGTGGTTAATCTGTGAAGCTTCCAGGTAGCTCATCGAGCCTCCTTTGCACAGTCCAAGTCACCAGCGGCTTGGCCGCTCATGCAGCGGGAATGGAGCACCGCCAGCAGAGACTCCGCTGATGACTTGGACTGAACATAGGTAAGCATGAACTCTCCATTCGCAACCGCGCCGGCCAAAGCGCACGCCAACCCTAACGCGATCCAACCACCCTTGTCAAGCGAGTCTGCGGCAGGTGACATCACCTGCCCGGTGACAGCACAGGTGACAGCAAAACAACACTGTCACCTCAGTTAAACGCATGTAACAATTAAGGAAACCAGCCGACAGGTGACAAGGTGACAGATTTTTCTTAAAGAGACCTACCGTGTGTAACAAACCGCATTTTGCACATTACGGCTACACATAGAGTATTACTATCACCTTATCACCTCATACAAAGGAATACTCCTATTAGACATATAGTTACCAGAGGTGACAGACAAATATTTTTGTCACCTGTAGGTGACTACTTAACACCTGTAACATGCTTATAGGTAGCTAAAGGGGCTCATATAGGGACTCCAGAGGTGACAGCATGGGTGGGCTAGGTGAATACCTCCAAGTAGGTGGGACTCCGGGAGTGGCAGAAGGGGTGGGCTGGGTGAAAGGCGATTGGTTCAGAGGGGGTGTTACGTAAAATTATTTATTTTTTGGGGTGGGTGTACACACAAAGGAGGGGGCCTGGTCGTGCGCGCTACGTGTGCGCGTCCAGCACGTGGGCAGGGAGGGGGTCGCGGGCGCGGTGTAACGGAATGCCCGCCGCTGGTCGGTCGGCTGGTGCCAACGCAAGCCTGCAATCTGCCAGCGCTTCCCATGGTCAGACGGAAGCCGGCACCTTGCCGGCACCGTTCGGTGGCGGTAAGGGCTGAGGTCGGCGAGGCTGGACCCTTGGTTGCTAGATGTTTGTCTAGTTGACGGATGGCTAG